GGATAAATTTGCACTTTCATTGGAAATTTAATATTGGAAAGTTTGAGAAGTCATTTCGTATGAAGTGGCTTCTTTTTATGTTGTGATGGAATTTAAAAAGAGAATAAATATATAGCCAATTATGAGAGGATTGTTACTGTTTCGATTGCAGGTAGTTGGGATCAAGGGAAGAATAACGAGGACTGATCATCTTCGTGAATGGCTGTACTCCATATCCAGCCACTCTTCTCTTCTATTATTGTTGTTGATATGGAGAGATTGGAGAAATGATGAATGGAACAAAAATACAAAAAGAATAGTTATGAAGAAGCGTTTTACGGATTTCAAGAACGAGGCTTATATCTTGATACTCCAAGAGAAGATTTTAATCATCTTGAAAAATCGGATTGTCATTGTTTAAAACATCCGAATAACAAAATGAAATATGCATGGAAATATGTTAAGGTAGGTAGATTTTCGTGTAAGGAATGTAAAAAAGAAAAACCTTATGTGGCATTAACACCTGAGCAGAAAATAAAAGAAATATCTACATATGGCTTTGAATATGTTGACGGTGATTTATCTTGTATAAATAACGCACTTACTCTTAAATGTAAAGAAAATCATCACTTTAAAAGAACTTTGAATAACCTAAGAAGAGGAACTACTTATTGTCCATTTTGTAATGATATTATTCCATATTCATATTGGAATATTGAAACTTGTCAACAATGGCTTGATAACAATAAAAATGGATATCTTATTTTAGAAATCAAAAAAGAAAATGCTAAAGTAAAAGTAAAGCTTCAATGTCCAAATAAATCACATGAACCATATTGGGCTGATTGGAATCATATAAGACATGGTGGTACAGGATGTAAACTTTGTTATTATGATAGAGAAAATAAGACCGATTGGACATTAGATAATGCGAGAGATTATCTTGCAGAAAATGGTTTTACTATGATTGATGAATCAGATTATGAATCTTCGCATAAACCTGTATATTGTAAGGATGATATTGGTTTTATTTATCAAGTTAGAATACATTTCTTATTACGAAGAGATTATGGTTTTAGTATTTTAAAAAACAATAAGTATGCTGTATATAACATCAATCTATTTATGAAATTGTATAGACCTGACTATGAATTTTTAAATAATGAATATCATGGTTATAAACAAAAATACAAATGGAAATATCTTGGAAATGATTTACCAGAAGGAGCTAGTCCAATATTTGAGCAAACTGTTGGAGCAATGATTTCTTCTTATTGTAAACATCCACTTTTATCTAAAAGTCAAATCGAAACTCATTGTCAATTTATTCTTGATAAATACCATCTAAATTATGAAACACAGAAAACCTTTGATGGTTGTGTGGCAAAAATAAAACTAAGATATGATTTTTATTTAAAACTGAATAATAAGGAATATTGTATTGAGACTGATGGATTGCAACATGATATGCCCGTAGAAAGATTTGGTGGAATTAAAGAGTTTGAAAAACGAAAGAAACACGATGAAATAAAAAATAACTATTGTAAAGATAATGATATAGAACTTATTAGAATTAAACAAAGTGAATATAAAAATATGGAAAATATATTAGTCGAAAGACTTGGACTTGTCAAAGAAGAGTGTGTTGCTTAACCACTCTTCTATTTTTATTGGAAAGAAAGGAAGTGACTGTTATTGGCAACAGCAAAAGAATCTGCAACGAAAATGACAGTTGCACAAGCTAAGAAACGAATTGAAGATTTGGAAAATAAAGTACAGACATTAAAAGATGGTGCATGGTGTTATCTATGTAACACGCATAAAGCAAGGGATAAATTTTATGTAAGTACAGATCCATTAAATAAAAGTGGTCTTACTCCTATTTGTAAAGACTGTGCAAAACGTTTAGCATTGTCAATTGGTAAGGATAAAGTTGAACATGAGCCAGATAAAATTTCAGTACGACTTGCCCTACGATACCTTAACAAACCATTCTTAGAGACAGTATGGGATGCTAGTATTGCTGAGTCTGAAAATCTTGCATCAGGAAAAATTAAATCAAATGTTTGGGCGGCGTATTCAAAAAACATTGCTATGGGAAACTGGAATTGTCTAACGTACCAGGATTCTGATGGATTGCAAACTGAGCAAACAGAAAAAATTGAGGAATCTCAAAAGGAAAATAATAATATTGTACGAGAAAAGAATGAAGAAATTCTTGAGCAGTACAAAATGAATAGACGAGATACAATTCATGCTATTGGGTATGATCCATTTGAGAATTATCCTGTCGAAGAAGATAAACCTATTTTATACGCTCAGTTGAATTCATTTATTGATGACGAGACAAAAAATGATGGTATGAAAATGGGTGCTGTCATACAGATTGTTAAAAAGCTTAATCAGGCTGAAAAACTGAATGATCAGATTGATAAATATATCAGCGACTCATCTCATGCTGCTGATAACATGCCTTTAATTGATAAAATGGCAAGTAGCTCACAGAAACTTATGAATGTTGCCTCTACTCTTGCGAAAGATAATGGTATATCAGTTAATTTTAATAATAATAAATCCAAAGGTGCTAATACCCTATCTGGTAAAATTAAAAAATTAACAGAAATAGGCTTGCGTGATGCAAAAATCAATTCCTTTGATATAGGTACATGTGAAGGTATGAAACAAGTGGCAGAAATTAGTGAAGCTGCTCGTCATAAGCAAATTGGATATGATGAAAATATTGCTCAAGAAATAAAAGATATAAAAGTTGAGTTAGTCGAAAAGTTGAGCAAAGAAAGAGACAAGGCAGTTGAGGATGCTCGAAAATTACTTATGGAAAATAAGGATTTGAAAGATTATCTTCGCAATAAAGGTCTTGTTGATGAGAATTATAGAATCATTGAAAACGACTGATAGTGGAATTTTAGTTCCAGATGATTATAAGTTTTTTGATGCTAAATTAAATTATGGACTAACTCAAAAGCAATTAGAAGAACAAAAGCAAATTTCCGAATTTATACAATGGGGCAGGCGCAACCCAGTTTTATTTGCGGAACAAATATTCGGAATTTCTATGATGGACTATCAACGTTATGTTTTTATGAATACGTGGAATGCACAATTTGTTGTGTGGTGTATGGGACGTAACTCAGGAAAATCTATTTTAGGTGCAATCTATTTAATGACACGTACTTTACTCGTGCCCAATTTTTCTGCATATATACTCTGCGGTGTCGGATCTCAAAGTATAGAATTATTTTCCAAGATAGAGAAATTAGCTTTTAATGCAATTCCTTCCTTTAAGACATTAACGGATGTTTTTCAAGGAGAAGTTGTTAAAAGTCAAGCGAATAGCAATGGATTCACACATAATCCATCAAGCTATCAGTTCCATCTTTACAATAATAGCGCATGTTATACCTTAAATGGTGCTTATGATAACAATAGATCAAAACGTTCAAATTGCAATTTTTATGATGAATGTATGAATTCGCCAGATGAATTATTTGAAACCTCTGAACCATTCTGTACTCAGAACTCCGAATTTGGTGATGGTGTTGATTATGATGCAACAGATGCTTTAATTGAGCCACCAATGTTTCCTAATCAGCTTATCTACGCTTCCTCTGCTGGTCGTACTGACCAATATTTATTCCGAAAATATAGAGAATGCAGTTTACACATGGATGCTGGTGATAAGCGTTATTTTTGTGCAGATATAAATGCTGATACAGTTATCAAAGCTACCAAAGGCGGTGTGTTAATGCCAAAACCTCTTCTTACTCAAGAAGTTGTTGACGCTCGTATGCGTGAAGATAAAGAAGCAGGTCTAAGAGAATACGGGAACATCTTCACCTCTGAGGGTGGTGACGGTCAGATTATAAGACGTGCTGATATTATTCGTAATTCAGTACCTCGTGTTCCAGATTTAAAAAATAAGGATGGTGCTTCTAAATATATTATCACGTATGATCCTGCTAGACTTGCCGACCGATCTGTTGTACTTGTAACTGAAGTTTATTGTGATGAAAATGTTGGTTGGAAAGCTCGTATTGTAAATGTAATTCAGTTAGCTGATGTTCTTACCAAAAAGAAAACACCAATGAGTACACCTAATCAGATTAAGGCATTAAAACAAATTATTCTTGATTACAATGGAGAAGGAAATGCAGATTATGAAAATATACTTGCTATTCTAGTGGATAGCGGATCTGGGGGTGCGGGTGTACCCATTACTGATTTTCTTTGTGAAGATTGGGAAGATGAAAAAGGCGTTATGCATCGTGGTCTTATTGATTCAGAATTTAGACCAGATGAAAAAATGAAGACAAAATTTCCAAATGCCATAGATGGTATTCTCCATCTTATTTCTCCTGCAAAATATAAACCAGATTTGTTTGAAGCATTGATTAAAATGATGCAACAGAATTTGATTGAGTTTACAGAAGAATATATGCATAAAGGATATTTAACTCTTTTATACGAGAAATATCCAAATGGAGAAATGAAACAGAGATATACATACCCATCTGAGAAAGAGGAAAAAGAACTTAAGAAAAAAGGTATAACTATTGAAAATAAAATCAGGCATCTTGAAAGAGATGAAGAACTCTCATTAAAATTGATTGATAGTATGAAAACAGAGCTTGTTAATATTTATCGTTTTAATCAAAGTAATGGTCGAGATAGATTTGACCTTGCGCCTGATAAAGCAGGAAAGCTAAACGATGATAAAGCCTATGTGTGCGCCTTAATGGGCTGGCAACTTTCTAATATGAGACGTGAGAATATTACTAACAGAAAACTTTCATATAGTGATGCCACAAGTTTCATCAATAAGCTTACAATCCGTAAAGCAAAATACAATTAAGGAGGTGCATTATCAAATATGCCTAGACCTAAGAAAGTAGATGCAAATTCTAATGCACCTGCTAAAGTAAATAATTCACAGAAGAAAACTACTTCTTCTACTCCAAAACAGCCAACCGCAAATGAAATGCGTGAATGGTATGAGAAAAATAAAAGTAGACTTGAACGTTATGAAGATGCAACAAGTGCAATTACAAGTCTTCGAGATATTCAGAAATCATCCAGATATACGTCAATCAGTAACTACTCAAAGGAAGATGTAAAAACATACATAAAGAATATCTCTTCTAATGAAAAGAATCTACGAAGCTTATCTCGTTATCTTTATTATCGTTCAGAAATCTATTATCGTCTTTGTAAATATTATGCAAATCAGATTGATCTTACAATTCGTAATATAGTTCCTCCATTTATAATCTCAGGCGAAAATGATGTGCAATCCACATTACAAAAGTATCAAGAAACAGTTGATATAGTTGACACTCTAGGATTGAATTATGAATTTCGTAAAGCTGCGTCTATCACTTTAAGAGAAGATGTATTTTATGGATGTGCTTACTATACAGAGGGACAAGGAATGTTTGTTCTTCCATTAGATCCAGATTATATGAAAATAGCAGGTATGTTTCCTGATGGTTCATTTGCAGGAGCTATGGATATGAGTTATTTCCGTAGTCATCAGGAACTTCTTGAATATTGGGGAGAACCATTCAATAGTATGTGGAACACATATCAAAGTACAAATGAAAAATATCAGTTAATC